ACTTGGATTTCGAGGAAGTAAATTCTCTGGTATATATTCCTTTGTACGGTTATGTCTTAAAGCGTCCATCCACTGGCTCCATGCTTCATCAAGTGCGTCAAATTCATCTATCTTGCTGTCATATATGCTTTTGCCTCTGCCCCTGAACTTTGCTGATTTATAGAACATAAGCGGTATGGCCATCATAAAGCTTTTATCTTCCCATGTTACAGGTCTTAAACCTGCAAGCTCCGGCACAGTGCTGATATCACATTCTTTGTTATCTCTTGTGAGCATATATGTAATATAACCTTTTCCATACGTCTCAAGCAGAATGTATTCTTGATTCTTGACTGTATATACTGTCTTAAACACAACCTCTTTCACTCTGCCGCGTTCTCTTATTATCTCTACCCTGTCGCCGGGATAAAACTCTATTATTGGATACTGGCTTAGGTTTGTATCTATAGATAGCTTAAATGCTCCGTCTCCAATAATAAGCGTATCTGAGATTGCCTGCTTTACAAGTTCTGTAAAATCGTTCTCTTCCGCTATCTTATCCCAGTCTGACTGCCTGCTGCCAACATCTATCTCGTTCATATCTGCAACAACAATACTCGCAAGCATATCAACCAGCATTGCCGGTAATCCTACATGTATCTTTCTTATTGCTAATCCAGGAGAGCATTTTGCAGCCCAGAATCTTGTCTTATCTCCATCAATCTGATCATACAGCTGTGACAGCTCCTCACTTACACCTCTGTACCATATCTGATTCTTAATAGCATTACCTTCAAAGTCGAAGATTTCCTGTATATTAATTATTCCTCTCTGTGCCGGCTGCACACGCAACCATGTCCTTATTCCATCTCTTATCTTATCAGCCATAGTATTAAATATGCTCACCTCTCTCACTCTCCTATCTGTTCTCTACTCCAACTTTGTCCCTGTATGGTATCCAGCCATATTGCGTACTGTTTACCATGTGGTCATTTCCATCTTCCGGCTCACAGTCTTTATCTTCCAGCCAACTGTATACCTGCAGTTCCCCTGTGTAGTTCGTGCATGTATCTACAACATAATAGCTTGGCTCTTTGCCCTTTTCGTCGTTAAAGGACATCCAACCAAGCTGCAGGTTAATTCTGTCTATTATTGTTACTTTCTTATATGCATTATTGAATATATATA